ACATTTCCTGCCGTTAAACCCGCAGCAGTCCCAGTAAGATTTGTTGCAACTCCTGAAACTGGTGTTCCCAATGCAGGCGCGACAAAAGTTTTATTGGTCAGCGTGTCCGTACTAGTACGCCCCACCAGTGTATCCGATGCAGCCGGGAAAGTGAAAGTGTTGCTGCCGCCACCTGTCAGGGTTACATTTCCACCAGTAACGGTCAAATCACGTTCAATTGTCCCACCGCCAATTAAAAAACCATCTGCGTTATTGGTAACCACTAATCCCGCTGCGTTTGTCGTTGTCATAATTTATCCCCTCTATACCACCGTCAAGTTTCCTGAAGAATTCCGAACAACCCAATCCGTGTTTGTCGCAACGCATATTAATTCCGCGCTGTCATAAAGATTTGTTGATGCAAAATAACCGCCCGCACCTGTTGTTGAACTTTTGCTAAAACTTTGATGTATGGTCTGTCCTGAATTCTGTGCAATTTTCCAACCGCCCGCACCGTTCCCTACCACAGCAACAATTTGCCCAATCGCGGCAGTTGATGGAAGCGTTATCGTGCATAAGGCCGCATTATTCGCTACATAACCATTATTAACCGCCGCTGCTTGCGTGGTTCCAGTAACGTTATTCCAGGTTATACCACCACCGCCACCGGATGGTGTTTGCCATGTCGCTGCTGTGCCGCTGGTGGCAGTTAAAACTTGGCCGCTTGTCGGCGCGGTCGCGGCAGAAACCACAACGGCAGTGGTTGCCGATGCCAAAGAAGTTGCCTCAATCGCACCCGTCCCTGTAGGTGTGAGGGATGAACCGCTACCGACCACCATCGCAGCAGTCGTATTAGTTCCGCCTGTAATCGTGTTGAATGCTGAACCTGCGCTGCTGCTGGCAGATATGGCATATGGACTGACAGAAGTGCCCGCACCTGTAATCGTGATATTTGTGCTGGCAGTTATTAATCCATTAATTGTGCTGACAGTGCCAGCCGTTAATCCTGCCGCTGTTCCTGTCAAATTTGTAGCTACGCCAGACGATGGCGTTCCGAGTGCGGGCGTCACCAGGGTAGGGCTATTGGCAAAAACATTTGCCCCCGTACCTGTTTCATCCGTCAACGCAGCAGCAAGATTGGCTGATGTGGGTGTTGCTAAAAACGCAGAAACATTCGCGCCCAGGCCGCTTACGCCAGTGCTGATAGGAAGGCCAGTTGCATTGGTTAACGTCGCCGAGGCGGGCGTTCCTAAAACAGGCGCGACAAAAATCTGACCTGATGCCCAGGTATTAGCTTGAGATAATACAGCCGTTTGGCTAGCGATCGGCGTGTTAAAAACATTTTTTGTGCCCGCAGAAAAATTGACTGCTGCACCGCCGTTGCTGCTCTCAATCGGTGTTGTGCGCGTTAAAGTATTCAGGCCAGAATAAGTCCCAAGGCCTGTTTCCCATTCATTCGCACCCTGATTGGCAATTCCATAATAGCAAGTATCCCCAATACTCATGACGGCGCTGAATGCCTGGTAAGACGGTACCGCTCCTAAAAGCGTTAAAGCGCCCGTGCCCGTGGTAGTGCTGGTTTCCTGAACCCTATCTTTTTTGACAAATGTCATTTTATATTATCCCTAGCTGTAATCGTAAGAAGTTCGATCATTCCAAATTAGCCTATTCGCTCCGCCATTCGCCCATGCCTGAGACTGAAACGCGCCATTGATATCATAAGTTAATTTAGAAATCTGCCACAATGGCTGAGTTTCCATAATAGCTAAATCTCCACCCAAAATTGAAATCGCATAACCCAAATAGATAGGCAATAAACCGCCTTCATTATCCGCAATTGTAATTATTCCGGGCTGATAAGAATAATTTGACATGCTATCCTCTGGTATCGTAATAATATTAATGGCTTGGTTGTTCGGGTCGAAGATGACGACTGCTTCCAGCACATTTTCAACGCCGCACAACATTATCGGGTTACCATCTGTTGTATCTGAATCTGTCCTTGTAGTAAATAATCAGTTTGAACATTCGAAGGCGCCGTCACTTGAAGATCAAAAACAGCCGGTGCCTCAACGGTTGGTGATAGGCATGCGGTCTGTGCAGCCGTTAGAAAAAGGTTCATCACGCCCGTAAGCGGGTAGGGGATTAATATCCCACCGTTCCACCGACTAAGCGTTAATAACGGCTCTGGGTCAGCAAGCGTATTCCGAATTTCCATCACTGCATCATAACCTGTCAAATCAACAGGGTTTCCCAAAATCCCATTGCTCCACGTAATCGAAGGATTGAAAGTTGCGCCGATGAAAATAATCAAAGGCTGTCTGAGTGTGCCGGGTACGATCATTCTGGTTTATCCACGTTTCCAGTTGTGCCAACTAAATTCTCAGAACCCATGGGGGCTACCGCTGGTTTCTTTTCATCAATTTCAATTCCCAAGAGGCTATCATAATTAATCGCGCGCTTGGTTTCTTCTGATTGAATTAGACCGCTGTTGTACGAACTCATAACGCGGTTAAACTGATAATCTTTAACTTTTTCTTCTTCTTCTGCACCCAAAACGCGCAGCGGATTAAATTCAATATTCAAATCATCGGGCGCTAGGCCAAACAGTTTACGACAGGATATCTCGATCATATCAAGCACGATGAACTTACTTTTCGCGCGTTCGCCTTCCAGCATGGCATTATAGTTTTCGATATCATCTTCACCGCTGTTAAATCCTGCGCTGCTAATACCAAACAGTTTCGTCATTGGCATTTTCAAATCAGCGGCTATGCCTTGGCGTATCTGAACCAATACTTCCGCAAGACCAGCGAACGTAATCTGTTTCTGTTCGTATTCGTCGTTTTTATCCATGACGATACCGTTTAGATAACTCTTAATCAAATTTACAAAATGCAAACGCTTCTGCGTACTAGCAGAACCATCATCCGTCATTAACGCTTCATTGAAATCTTGCAGGCGATAGACATCAACTTTCGCCTCATTCAATAACGCGAACACCACGTCCTGATTTCGCATGTACTGATTTAGCGATCGAACAACCTTTTCAATTTCAGACATACCCCAACCGCGCAGGCGTGGCCGGATAAAACTAGGCGCTTCTTTACCAACCACTTTATAAACGCGCGTGTGGTCAACCATCTTACCGTAATAATTATAAAATTTCGCATTATCCGCACCAAGTGCACCGCCCACGGTGATGTCGCCCTGAATATTCATCTGGTCGGCGTACAGTTCCCACATATCCACCGCACGAAATTCAAGCGGCGTATCGATATCAACACTATCAATATCAAAGGGTAATCGTGGGTCTTCATTATTAATCAGTAAAACGGCGCCACCACCAAATAGGCGCGCCCATTTCAGCGCCATTTTAACGGCACTAATCACACCATGGCGCTCTAAATAAATCTGAAGCTGAGATATTTCATCATCGTTAAGCTGTGCTGTTTTAATTTCAAATCCAGCGCGAAATGCATCTTCAATCGGCTGGTCAACAAGTGTCTGTACAATCCCATGTTCAACATACAATTCCGCAAGCAACTGCCGGAAGTTTGAAATAAGATACCAGCGCAAATTAAAATAAAGCGTATCAGTGCTAGATAATTCATTAATATTGCCCCCAGGCGTACCAAACATCGGAATTAAACTTTGTGAAAAGTCCTGTAGTGAATTCACTATGCTTTTTAGAATGGGAGCGTTTTTCTTTTTTGCCATATTTAAACTATATCAAACCCCGATACCTTTCGCGTTGGATTGTAGCAGATAACGACTGAATCGGCAAGGTTAGGGCTGGCTGTGCCCGCAGGGTTCTTGTCCACCATTGTTTTTCCACGCTTTGAAGTCTTTTTGATGGCCTGTGATAATTCAGCTTTTAATTCATGCAACCGTGGAATACGCGAATCGAGTGATATTAAATCATCAGGTTTAAACGCGCTGCCGCGATTGACAGCGCAATAGGTTTTCCAAAAACGTGAACGTAATCTAAACCATGACTGCGCTTTAAGATTTTCCCATTGATCCTTATTGAGAGGTGACATGCGATCGCCGCGAATGGTCGGCTGGTCTGGCTGTAAAACTTCTCCTGCACCATTCCATGGTTTCACACGCAGGCGTTTATTCCACTGCGGTTCTTTTATCATCGTATTTGTTTCAACGCGAAAACCAACCCCAACAGCCACGCTATCATAATACAATTCGTTACAACCAAATTTATTCGCAAGCGGGATAGCGATGCGCGCCGCGTCACCAGCTTCACCACTCCAATGATCGCAATACCGCAATGTAATACCGTAACGCATGGCAAGCGCGTTTTTATCACCGCCGCCATCAGCGATATCTTGGCCTGCTGTTTTTTCTCCTTCATCGGGTATGCCAAGCCGTATGTGCGCATCAACTGAAGCCTCAACCCACTCTTGCGGAATGATGATCCCGAACGTCGCCGCGCTATAATTCCGATCGACTTCCTGCGCGAAGATATGCAGCAGACCTTCGGCCTCTGCTTTCTGTCTGCGGTTGTCATACCATGCCTGCGTTTTATTTGGATGATCGCGCCATTCGAAAATAAAAACGCGTGTCCTGCCTTTTGCAATACGATCACCGAATGGATACCATATCTGCCCAGCCATTCGGCGTTTGTGAAAAACGTTACCTACGCCGTTCACGCTGCTGATATCAATTTGCACGTCTGTGTTATCACCAAGCGCGGCTTCAATCTGCTCAGGCCGTTCATAGTGCGCGCTTTCATCTTTGAAAAATATTGTCGTCCGTCCGCCGCGTCCAATGTTGTCACCAGCCTCACCCATAATGAAGCTGCCATTTTCAGGATTAGCGATTTTCATGTAGGTGGCATGAATATTCATATTAAAATCTTTGGGCTGCATCCAGGCGGGGAGGCGCCCAATGATCTGCCGCATTTTTGGAAAAATAGCTTTCGGGTTGCCCTTATCGTCAACGTATTCTTCCTTGCGCGAACCCCAGCCGATGGCAACGCCGGGGTGAAATAACCAGAGCCACACACTGAAGGCGCAGCATATCCACGATGCGCCGATGTCGCGCGCTTTTTCAATCAGGCCGCTTTCGCGATCTTCGAGGCACTCTAGCAGGAATTGCACGAATTCTTTCTGCCGCTGGAACAGGATAAACGGCATCAACCGATTTTCGACCAACCGCGGGTCGAACGTCACGCACCAATCCTCAATCCATTCTATGGGGTGTGTGCGATAATAATTCATCGCCACGGCAGCGGCGATAGGGTCTTTGCTGAGATATTCATCTAACTGAAACCGCTTTATTTTAATCGAACGGTAATCTGGATCCCATTTCATTTTATTGATGAACCGATTTGATTAAATCTTTCTTCGATTTCCTTGTCTGTCATATCCTCTACAGCCTTATAGTCTGGTCTAACTGTCATGTGGCTGATTGTTTTTTCCGTGAACATCGCAAGTGATTTACCAAGTAATTCTGTTCCTTTCAAAATACTTGGTGCATCGAATGTATACGCAGGTGCTATTTTCCCGTCAGACGTTTCTACATAAACTAATTCGCCTTTTCTATCTCTAACTGGTCTTACCTGCCTACAACGCTCTATAGTTTCAACTATTGTTTTAATCACGTATTCGGCTGTTACACCTGCATTCTTCGCCGCTTCTTTGAACGCAACTTCAATTGCAGCGTTTATTTCAGGGTGTTCAAGTAAATTCTTCCCGATATTCGAAGCTGATTTCTTAGAATAACCTGCGCGTATCGCAGCTTCCTTAGGGCTTTTATCAATTAGAAATTCTGTGATAAACGCCCGCTGTTTATAATTCAGCGGCATGACCTATCCCACGGGCTGCTCCGCACCAGCAACAGGTTCCGCAAAACCAACCGTGGCCACGAGGGGAGCCGGAGCAGCGTTTGGGTCAGCAGCCGGCACAGAGGCACTCTCAACGCTCGCTACGTTTCCCTGGGGGTCTACCAAGCCGTGGTCATCAGCCGGGGGTAAAGCAGCAGCCATTACGGCTGCGGATGGCTGCTCTGCGGGGGGGACTGGAGTTGCTGCCGCGTCGGCTTGCCCATGTGCTTCCATAGGGCCGGGTTCTTGACCCTCATCAACAGCAAGCGCGTCTGGCTGTGCAGTTCCGTCGCTTGTCGGAGTTGGGCCAGCGTCGCTGTGGTCATGTTCGAAAAGATTTTCAACGTCATGGATAATTTCCTCTGCGAAATGTTCGGCGGCGTGAATGATTTTTTCACCCTCATGTTCGGCTTTTTCAAGCAGGGTTTCTGAATTCGTTTGCGTGTCCATGTGAGCGGTTCTCCTGAGGCCAGAGTGCCGAGGATTCTTTTTTTCGTCAATCCCCCTTGATAAAATATTTATAACTACGTGGTGTAGTATTTATGTAGTTGCATGAAAGCCAGTGATTTGTTGGGTTTTTGGACCTATTACTACTATACTACTTACTATTAATAATAATATATAATATATAATAGAGAGAGAATTATGACTATGAGATACTAGATCATTATAATAATGCATATATGTGTCGTGTAGAAAAAGCGGGGTACTGTCGTAATGGCAGAATTCTGCGGTTTTTTGGCAAAACATGTGGTAGTAAAAACTATTTTTAGCGGGGTAATTATTTTGGGTTGACTAAAATGTAGAAACGTTGAAACATACATTAACCCAAAAGGAGGGGATTCGAAAATGACCAAAAAAACCATTGACCAGAGGCTAGAAGATATGAAAAAAAGCCGAGGTGTGGTGCCGACAAACTTTTATATGCCACACGAAATGAAAACGATTATCAAGCACATTTGCAAGATGCGCAATATGAGCGTGACGAAATTTATTGAGACGGCTTTAATGGAATACCTTGAAAAGGTTGAAGAAAATACCCCCCCTATCTAAAATCTGACAGAAAATAAGGGAGAAAACCGATGCTTGAAGAATTTCTAGCGTTTTTGGATGAAAATGGCTGTTCGCCTGCCGATAAAACGACGATAAAGGCAGATGATCTGATACACAATTACCGAATTGTGGACGGAAACCGTAAAAGAAACGGGGCATATCAGCTAAAAATTACGCCTGAATTTGGGTGCGGCTGGGTGAAGAATTACCGCACGGGCGAACTGCTGAAATGGACGAGTAAACTATCGCGCAGCCTCACGCCGAATGAACGCACCGAAATTCGGAAGCGCCTAAAAGCTGAAGAAACAGCCCGCGAGGTGGCACGCGCCGCGGCGGAAAAAGAGGCTGCCATGCGCGCCTTGATGACGTGGAACCGCGGCACGGCGCCGACCGAAAACGCCTATTCGAAGCGGAAGCAGATTAAATTGCTGGGCGTGAAAATGATGGGAACGATTATCATGGTTCCTGTTTATATTGATAGCGCAGTGGCATCGGTTCAATTCATCGCGGAAAACGGCGAAAAGCGGTTTATGAAGGGTGGCCGAATTAAGGGCGGCTATGCGGCGATCGCCAAGTCTGATGATGATAAATCCACGATCGCTATTTGCGAAGGCTATGCCACCGGCGCGAGCGTGCGCGCTGCCACAGGCTGGCCAGTAATCGTGGCATTCAGCGCTGGTAATTTGGAGCATGTCGCCCTGACCATGCGCACGAAATACCCGGACGCGCGGATTGTGATTGCAGCCGATAATGATTGCGAAACCGAACCGAACATTGGGATTGAAAAGGCAAAGCAGGCCGCAGTGAAAATCGGCGCGCACGTGATTTGGCCTGAAATCGTCGATAATGATGGGAAATCAGTCGATTTTAACGATGTTCATGTCAAAATGGGGCTGGAAGCGGTCAAAGAACGGCTGGAAAAGGCGGTAATTGCGGAAAAACCGCGCCAACCCGAAAAACCGGAAAAGTCCGAGTTTTCCGAATTAAGTGAAAGTGGTCAGAATTTTTCTGACCAATCCGAGGATGGTGAACGGGTTTACGATATTTACGATGAAAAGCCAGTTGACGATGTTCCTTTCACAATATTGGGGCATGATGCTGGGAATTATTATTTTCTATCTAGGGGAAGTGGGCAGATTATCGCGCTTACAGCAAGCAATCTTGGAAGCATGACAACTCTTTTCAGATTAGCACCTTTGGAATATTGGCGTCATCCGTATGATGAGAAAACAGGAAATAGAAAAATAGCTGAATTCGCTTGCAACCATTTAATACAAATGTGTGAGAAAAAAGGGGTGTTTAAATTACAGAATGTTCGCGGCATAGGAGTCTGGGAAGATAATGGCCGTTACGTGATGCATTGCGGTAATCATTTGGCGATTAATGGGGAAGAATATAGTCTATACAGATTTAAAAGCGAATATGTATATCCATCACAGACCGAAATTAGAATAACAGGTGAGGCATTAAGTAATTTGCAAGCATCTAAATTGCGCGAATTATGCGCAATGTTATCATGGGATAATAATCTATCTGGCGAATTACTTGCAGGCTGGATCGTCATTGCTCCTGTTTGCGCGGCACTACCGTGGCGCCCGCATATTTGGGTGACTGGGCAAAGCCAGTCCGGGAAAACCACTGTGCTGAAAGATATCATCATGCCGATGATGGGCGAGATGGCGCTGCAAATTGAAGGCGGAACAACAGAGGCGGGCGTTCGGCAAACCTTGGGATATGGTGGCCGTCCAGTAATTTATGATGAAGCAGAAAGCGAGAGCCTGCGCGATCAGGGAATTATTGAAGCGGTGCTGTCATTGGCGCGCCGCGCGTCCAGTGGGGGTAAAATTATTAAGGGGACGTCAGGAGGCGATGCGATTGAATACATGGTACGGTCAGCATTTTGTTTTTCAGGAATCAACCCCGCGATTAAACACCGTGCTGACGAAAGCAGAATTTCAATGCTGGGATTGAAACGCGACACCAGCCAAGGCGCAGATGAAAGATACAAGACTGTTAAAAAAGAAATCCGATCGTTGATTAATAAAAAATATGCGGCAGGTATGTTAATGCGCACCTTGCAGAACATCGAAACATTAATCGCCAATATCCATATTTTCACTGATGCGGCCAGTGAAGTTTTATGCGATCGCCGCGCCGCAGATCAGATCGGTGCGATGTTGGCGGGATTATATTTGCTCACTACCACGCGCACTATCAGCCATGAAAAAGCTGTTGAGTGGATTAAAAAGCACGATTGGAAAATGCATACCGCAATAGCTGAACAAGCTGACCCTGAAAAATTAATTATGACAATCGCGACAAGAAATATTCGTTATGAAGATAACGGCAGGATGATTGAAGATACTATTGGGAGCATGTTACAAAAAAGAGAAAAAGAACCCGTGCTAAAAGCATTACGCGAGCATGGTATTTGGCCGAAAAAAGACGGCATCTGGATTGCCAATCAATCACCCAAACTACAATATATGCTGCGCGAAACGCCTTGGTCATCATGGGGAAGAACGCTTAAAGATTTAGAAGGTGCAAGGGCGTGTGACTCTGTTGATTTTTCACCAGGATATAAATCACGCAGCAGTTGCGTGCCTTATTATCATTTTGGCATAGACCCTAATGCGCCGAAAGATATGCCAGAAATACCACAACAGGAAATGGAGTTAGATAAATGGCACAGTTAAGTCCGCAGCAGATTGAAGCGTTCGACGGCGTAATGGCATGGCATAAAACAAAAGAAAAACGTTTTGTGTTAGCCGGATATGCGGGTGCTGGTAAAACCACACTGGCGAAACAAATAGCTGATGAAATAGGCCATAACGGCACGATATTTTGCGCCTACACAGGTAAGGCGGCGAACGTCCTGCGCGAAAAGGAATGCATGAACGCTGGAACGATACACAGCTATTTATATTCTCTGACAGACCATGACCGTGAGGCCATGAAAATTCTGAATGAAGAAATGCACCGAATGCTAAAAATGGGTGATACGGCGACGGCAAATCGTATCAGTGAACAAGTTGCAGAAATGCGTGCCAATTATCGCAAGCCAAAATATGATTTGAATATGCAAAGCAAACTTGCTGACGCGAAGCTGGTAATTGTTGATGAATATTCTATGCTGTCAGAGGAATTAATTAAGCATATAGAATTGGTAGCAAAAAAGGTTTTATATATCGGCGACCCGTTCCAGTTACCGCCCGTTAAAGGCGAATGCAGCTTGCAGCCTGATTATTTTATCACTGAAATTCACAGGCAGGCGTTGGACAGCCCGATTATCCGTTATTCGAAAATGGTGCGTGAAGGTGAAACGATTTCTTTTTGCTCTGAAGGTGAATTTGAATACGGGCCACAGCAGAATTTTGGCGCAGAGATTTACAGCGATGCCGATCAAGTAATCGTTGGCATGAATAAAACCCGCATGGAATGGAATAAACGATTTAGAGATTTGGCAGGACATGAAGGGTTGCCACGTGCAGGCGAGAAAATGATTTGCCTAAAAAATAGCCCGGTCAATGGTTTGTTTAATGGCATGATCGGCTATGCGGCATCTGATGCGCGCCCTAAACGAAGCGAGCATTATATTTTGGACTTCGATGATAACGCTGGCTTGAATGTTTACGCTGGTGATATCAACGGCACAGGTGATAAATATGACGGCTATAATCCTTATCACCGCACACTTGACCGTTTCGATTTTGGCTATGCTATCACTGCGCATAAATCGCAGGGAAGCGAATTTGATAAAGTGGTGATTTATAATCAGCCGATCGGGCGAGGCGTTGAAGCGCAACGCTGGCTTTATACAAGTTTGACCCGTGCCAAGAAAAAATGCATTCTGGTGCAGCCTAGATGAAAAACATAAAATCATCCAACTTTTCAAAAAATTTCCTTTGGGCTTGGGAAAATTATCGTGATATGTTTTTGGAAATATGCGAAGACAAATTAAACGAAAGACAATTAATGGTAATAACAGGAAGGATTGTTAATAAACAAACATTAAAACAAATAGGAGATAAAATGTTTAATGAAACAACAAAAAAATACGGACTTTCTCAAGAAAGGGTTAGGAGTATTGAATACCAGGCATGCAGAATAATTAATAAAGAATTATCATTATGTTTTGAGTTTAATTTTAATGGACACATTAATGGGAGATTTAGCATTAATTCTTATTTAAAATCACCGGAAGAAAAATAAAAATCTATGATAACCTTACTTCCAGATCAGCAAGACAGTATCGACAAAGTGACGGCGAGCGCGCGCCGCGGCAATAAATATATTTTACTGCAAGGCGCAACAGGAAGCGGAAAATCTGTCATAGGTTCAAAATTAGCGCAGCAGACATTGGCAAAAGATAACAGCATTTGGTTTTGTGTACCGCGCAAAGATTTGATAGATCAGATGTCGGCCACGTTTAATGAATTTAATATCCCGCACAGTTTCATAGCGGCCGGCCGCAGCCTGAACCCGTATGCGAAGGCACACATATGCAGCCTGGATACGATTAAGTCACGCCTAGATCGGATGACGCCGCCTAAACTGGCGCTGATTGATGAAACGCATTACGGCGGCGCTGGGCTTGATGCTATCATTGCTTGGCTGAAAAACCATTCTGCGCTGATTATTGGATTGTCAGCAACGCCGTGGCGCCTAGATGGGCGCGGGTTGGGTTGTTATTATCAGGATATGGTCTGCGGCCCCAGGGTGCGTGAATTGATAAATATGAAACGCCTGGCTGATTACCGGGCCTTCGCGCCGAGCGCGCCAGACCTTTCGCGCGTTGCAGTGTCGCAGTCAGGCGATTTCGTGCAGAGCCAGCTTGCCGAACGCATGGAGCAGGACAGGGTTTTGATTGGGGATGCTGTAGGCCACTATAAAAAACACGCATACGGGCGCCTGGGCGTAACGTTTGCTGTCAGTGTTAAGCACAGCCAATTGCTCGCGCAGGCGTATCGTGACGCTGGAATTCCGGCGATGCATATGGATGGTGAAACGCCCATGGATGAACGCAAGCGCATCGCGAAAGCCTACGCCAATCGGGAATTGTTACAGTTATGCAACGCTGAATTGCTGACCTTTGGATATGATCTTGCCACGGCCAGCGGTGTTAAGGGTGTGAGAATTGAGGGCATCACTGATTGCCAGCCCACGAAATCATTGGCAAAGCAAAGGCAGAAAAACGGGCGCGGCCTGCGCTATGGTGAGCAGCCAGCGTTTTTCTTTGACCACGCAAATAATTTTAATGAACATGGATTGCCATGCGCCGATATCGACTGGACGCTGGAAAACCGCATGAAATCCACGCGCGGCAGTGCAGACCGCGCAGCGCCCGTTATCCAGTGCGCGGGATGTTTCTTTGTTTATCCGCCTAGCCAGATGTCATGTCCATCGTGCGGTTTAGTTCGTGCGCGCACCGAACGCGAGATTGAACAGCGCGAAGGTGAATTGCAGGAAATTCAGATACAGCAGGAGAAGAAAGCTGCGCGCATGGAAGTTGTCGGTGTGAAAACCATGGATGAATTGCGCCGCATACAGCGAGAGCGTGGCTATAAAGAAGGATGGGTTTTAAAAATGGCACAGATAAAAGGAATATCACAATGACACCTGAAACAGTTATATTCGCCATCGCTGGCGATACTGAAGAAAACATGATTTCATTTGCAAAGCAATTTATCAAATACCATGCGCTTAGTCAGGATGATGTTAAGATCGTTCGAGTTGAAGGCGGCGTTTGGGTAAAATGCAAGCGTGTGGTAAAATTAAAATCTGGTTTCATCGAATGGCTTGGGGGATTAAGCAATGAACATATTATGTAGAGGCGTAGAATTTTGTTGCGGTAAATGTCAAAAATTATTTGTCGAAACAATAGCAGTAGATGGTAAAGGAGAATTATCATCAAAGCTTGATAGGCTTATTAAATATATTCTCACATTAGAAACCTATTGCGGCACTTGCCGGGGGATAACATGGCACGTCAAGAAACTGAAATAGTCCATGCTTGCATGAAGCAGGCAAGTTTATGCGGCGCGCGCGTTTTTAAAAATGTTCGCGGTATGTTTTACGCGCTCACAATAGTTCAGACATTAATTGATGCTGTCAAAAACGGCGGCGTCATGGGTTTTTATCGTGCCATTAAAACACTGGCAAGAATTCAAGCCGGACTGCTGTGCGATGGCGCAAGCGATTTAATAGGCTGGACTAAGAATGGTAAATTTTTGGCTATGGAAGTGAAGACGGCAACGGGCCGACCTAGCCCCGAACAGTTAAATTTCATTGAACAAGTCAAGAAATCAGGGGGAATTGCTGGGGTTGTGCGGTGCCCCGAGGATGTGATTCGGTTGTTAGGCGAATAGTGATAGATTGTAAACTATAAATAATTTAAAAAAGATTGAAAATAGTTGTTGCATCTGATTTATATATGCGCATATAATGTTTGTATGGATGGTTAATCATCCTATAAACCTTAA